CCAGCAGGTTTCCCGCAAACCCACTCGCTGCATTAACACCAAGGCCCGTGCCGCTGTTGCTCCAGCCGGTGGACGTGGTGCCACTGGGCTCGATCAGGAAGTGCGGCTTGGTGTTGGTGGCGCCAAAGCCTGTGGCCCACGCGCCCGTGAAAACCTTGGCAGGGCTGGAGGCAAGGCTGGTGTAGCTGTTGATCAGACGGCCAGCGAGGGTGACGCTGGTGCCGTCAAAGGTCATGGTGCTGACCCCGGCGTAGGCGCCAGCATTGTTGTAAATGAACTGCTGACTAGAGCCTGCAACTAGTGCAACCGTGCCCGTGGCATCGGGGTAGCTGATCGTCCGGTTGGCGGTAGCTGTGACCGTTTGGATGGTGGTAGTGAACGTGCCGCCGTCATCCAGCCGCACATCACCCTTGGTGGTCAGCAGGTTGGTGGTCTTGTTATAGGTGAGGTCAACGTCACCGCCAAAGGCACCACCGTCGTTGAACTGGATCTGAGTGTCGCTACCGGCAGGTGGTGACCCCGCAGGAGCCCACGTACCGTCAGCACGTAGAAAGTTAGTTGTTCCACCACCACTGGCAGGTGCTAAACCAGCGTCGCTGCTGGTCACCAATGTCAGTGTGGCATCGGTGCCGGTGCTGCTTGCGATCACCCGCGTGGCAGCTGTGTAAGTTAAGTTAGTGGCAGCGTTAATGCCGGTTAATTGCGAACCATCCACTGCTGGTAGCCGCGCACTACCGTCAAGCTGCACCAAATTGCCAGCGGAGGTGCCGATCGTAGGCTTGTTCAGGATCTGCGCATCACCGCTGCCTGCGTTCCAGTCGGCGTTTACGTTAACCTCAGCGCCAGCGGCAATGCCGTCTAGCTTGGTTTTGTCTGCGGCACTAAGTAACCCCGGCACGCTTTGAGTGGCGGTGTCTGTGGTGGCTAGGTCATCAACATCTACAGTGCGAGTAGATGATTGGATTTGATCGACGCGTACTTTGCCGTATGCCATCAGACAATCACCCAATTAGCGCCGAAGGGTACTGTCACAGCATAGGTGGCAGCCACATCGACATCCCCGACAGACAGTCCATTATGACCAGCAGTCAGGGTGTAATTTTCAGCGATGACCTGCTGACTGAGTAACAGCGGATTTATGGGAGCGTTAGCTCCAGCAGGCCCTTGGGGTCCTGCAGTTAGTGCTGTGACTACTGAGGTTTGAGGTACGGTGACGACAGTGCTGCTGCCGTTCTCGGTGACGGTGACTGTATTGGCAATCGCGCTGACGTTAACGGTCGTCATGCTGTGTAGCCCTCGGACACATACACGACGCCCTCGAGGTAGTACTCCTTGAGGCCAGATGCGTTGGTAAGCAGAACGTCGTAGTACGCCTCGCTTGGGAAGATCGCGGTTTGCTCGTCGGTGAGGGCGATGGCGACGGTGCCGGTGGTGCGGTTGGTGTAGGTGACCGTGAAGTCGGCGTACTTGGTGGTGCGGGCCTGGTTCCAGGCTTGGGCGGCGACGCTCCAGCCGGTCAGGTTGATGGGCGCATCAGTGCTGTCCTTGAACTGCAGCGTGATGCTGTAGTCCGCCCGGCGCTGCAGGCTGATGTTGTAAGTGCCGGGCGAGATAGCCATGTTGCAAGTTTAATGGCCGTTCCTAGCACGAGTCTACTTATGCAACCCAACGCAGAAGACTTTCATCCCACGAGTAGACGCGGCCGTCGGTTGGATAGGGCTTGGGTGGTGCCCACTGACACGTTGCTGTATTTAGGCTCCAGCTGGGATACGGCTGTGGGGCAATAAAGGCGTCGAGGGCTACGTCATAGCGGTAGCCGATGCCGGCGTAATTTTTGCGGAAGTTGGCGTTGTATGAGGTCTGCCGCCATTGGGTGTTGGCGCCGTAAAGCGACTGGCAGAAGGCGATGCCGACGGGCTCGGATTCGTTGCCGTCGGGGTCGAGGATGTTGTCGTTGTCGATCACGATGACATCGAGCACGATGTTGCTGGCATCAAGCTGCGCGAAGTGTGCCATTAGGGATTGGTGTAGCGGATGACGACGATGCCGGAACCGCCGGCACCACGACGGCCTCCGCCGCCGCCTCCTGTATTTACAGTGCCACTTGTTCCGGTGCTGCCACTGGGCAGAACGCCACCGGTACCACCGCCACCGGGTCCACCAAAACCAGGGGTACCAAAACCAGCGCCGCCACCGCCGCCGGCATAGACGACGTTAGTGCCTGTGATGGCGCTAATCGTGCCACTTCCGCCTTGGCCACTTGAACTGCCGCTGGCGCCTGCTCCTGCAGCCGCAGCCCCACCACCACCACCACCGCCGTAAGCACTGCTGCCGGGATAATCTCCATTACCTCCTCGGTTTCCTTGCCCTGATGTGCCCACGGCACCTGACAGCCCTGCGACGTTGGTGGCACCACCGCCACCGCCAGATCCACCGGTGGCTGCGGCAATAGCGCCATCACCACCACGCCCTCCGCCTGTACTGGTAATGGAAGCAAACACAGAGTTTGCGCCATTACTGTTGCTTGTAAAAGTGCTTGTTCCACCAGCACCGACTGTCACTGTATAGGAGCCAGAAGCAAGGGCTAATGTTCCTGTTCTCATGCCACCAGCGCCACCCCCGCCATCGGCATATGTGGACGGCCCTCCACCACCGCCGCCAGCCACAACGAGGTACTGCACGGTAAAACCAATTGGGGCATTAGCGACTACGAAGGTACCGCTGCCGGTAAAGGTATGAACGGTGTCTGCACCGACATTGGTGATTGTGCCGCCTGTTGCAGAAAATGGTGGGACGAGGCTAAAGCCACCGCCCAGAATCATTTCTTGGTTAGACATCAGGTGAGGCCCGTACCAGTGATGACGAAGACATCGGCCGCGACGCAAAGGATTGTGGCGACGCCGTAAGCCGAAAGGGTGCGGTTGCCGGTAGCGGTAGAGCCACCAGAGCGGAGCGTGCTGCCAGCGCCTTGGGTGATGGTTTGGTTGCTGGTGGAGTTGTTGAAGATAGTGACGTTATCGCCGATGGCAAAGACGGAGGCGGGGACGGTTACGCCCCCGGTGGTGATGCTGATGTGTTTACCTACGTCGGTTGCCACCAAGGTGTAGGCGGCGGTTTGCGCGTTTTGGGGGATCCGGCGGATGCTGCCGGTCCCGTCCGAGATCACGCCGGAGGTGGTGATCGCACCGCTGGTGTTGATGGCGGTGGTGCCAGTGATGGTGCCGCTGGTGATGGCGGCACCACTCACCTTGCCGGCGGTGGTGATGGTGGCAAGCTTGGTGTCAACGATCGCGGCGCTAGCGTTGATGTCAGCGTTGGTGATCGAGTCGGCCAGCGACAGTTTGCTGTAGGCGATCGCTGCCGAGGCGTTGATGTCGGCGTTGACGACGTTGCCGCCTAGGTTCAGCTTGCTGTACGCGATCGCCGCACCTGAGGCAATGTCGGCGTTGGCAATGCTGCTAGCAAGGTTGAGCTTGCTGTATGCAATTGCAGCACCAGTGGCAACATCAGCGTTGACGATGCTGCCTGTCAGCGACAGTTTGCTGTAGGCGATGCTGCCGGCGAGCATCGTGCTGGTCACGGTCCCGGTGTCGCCTGAGGTGATCACCGTGCCAGTCACGTCCGGCAGGGTGATGGTCCGATCCGCGGTGGCGTCCACCACAGTCAACGTGGTTTCGCTTGCGTTAGCGGTGGAGCCCTCAAAGGTCAGGCTGCCGGTGCTGCCGATCTCGAGGTTGCCAGTAATGGTGCCGCCGGTGATGTTGAGCTTTTCGGTGTCTAGTTCTTCCAGTGCTGACTGGACGTTGCTGGAAACAAGCCCCCCGCCCGGCGTAAAGGTGACGTTGCTGGCGGTCTGGGCGGCAATCGTGCCAGAGACATCGATGAACTGCCAGGCGGTGCCATTGGACAGGATGTGGTCCGGGGCCTGCAGTGCTACGGCAGGGGCATTACCGGAACCGGTGCCGCTGTTGGTTACGACAAGGTAGTAGCGGTTGTTCTGGGTGGAGGCGGCGGGTAGGGCGTTGCCCGCAACTAGGCCAGCGCCAGAGCCGGCGGTCGTCACCGATGCAACTACGTTGGTGTTGGCGTTATACGTGCCAGCAAAGACAAGCTCACCACTGGTGATGGTGACGGGCTGCCAGGCGGACCCGTCCCACAGGTACAGGTCGCCGTTAAGGGAGTCGAAAAAGTATTGGCCGGCGTAGTCGGCAGTAGGAAAGGGGACGATGCCGGCGGTGCTGCTGGCGCCACCGAATTTGGTGATGCTGAAGTCTGCGAGCTTGGTGCCAGCGATTGACTTGGTACCAAAGACTGCGCCGCTGAGCGAGCCGCTGGTTAACTTTTCGGCCGGTAGTTCGGGGATGTCGGCGGCCAACAGGCTGGTGCCGCTGGTGATGTGCCCCTGACCGTCAAAGCTGACTTTGGCAGCGGTGCCGGGCGTGACGGTATTGGTGTGATTGAGGGCTCCAGCGCCGGTGACACCGAGGCCGGTGCCAGGTAGCACTGCACCTTTGGCGCCAGCGGTGGCAGCAGGCATGTCGGCTGCGGTGATCGCACGGCTGCCGGTGATCAAGCCCTTGGCGTTGTGGGTGACAACGGCGTAGGTGTCAGTGGCACTTACGTCGGCATCGACCTCGATGGTGTCGCCGTTGACGCGCAAGCCTTGGCCGTTGACGATGATGCCGCCCTTGGCGGTATTGCTGGCAGTTGGTAGGTCAGAGCCAACGATGAGGCGGCCTGTAACTGCGCCACCGCTGCCGGCGGGACCGGCGAGGAAGATGCCGCCAGTGGGGGCAGTGGCTGGGTTGACGGTCAGCGTGGCGACATCGCCAACAGTGGTAACGGTCAGCTGGATGGGGCCGGAGGTGGTGGCTACCAGTTGGTTAATGGAGCCGGCGGCTTTGAAGCTGACCCAGCTGCTGCCGTTCCAGACGTATGCCTTGTTGGTGCTGGTCTCAACCGCGAGTTGGCCGACGTAGGAGCCGGTGGCTGGTAACGCTGCCACCAGTTGTGTGGTGGAGTTGGCGGCGAGTTTGGTGTCGTTGACGGCGCCGGATGCGATCTGCGTTGCGCCAACGGCGCCGTTGACTAGGGCGCCACCGGGGATTTGCTGCGAGCCGAACAGGATCTTGGCGCCGGGGATTGTGGCGTCAGCGATCAGAGTGGCGCCGTTGCCAATCAGATCGGTAACGGTAATTTTCTTGGTTTCGCTCGCGCTGCTATCGACGACGGGCAGCAGGTCGTTTGCGGCCAGGTTTGCCCCAGACAGTGCCGCTAGTTCACTAATCCTGAGGTCGGCCATGGTTATCCAGTGCGTACAGGCAGTCTACTGAGCTTTGTCGAGCAACAATACGGACGTTGTGTCTTGCTCTAGCTGTAGGTCATCGGTATTTTCTTGGAGCATTCGATCTTCGGTGGCCAGCTTGGCGCGGAGACGAATTGGGCCGGTGGTCACGAAATCAGCGACGACGCGAACGGGACCATCGGGCTCGAAACTGATTCCGGCTTGCGTCAAGATGCCGTCCACTTCGTACCAGAGTTCGTCGGCCACGGATGACGCAGAACCGGATGGGCTGTTGCCGCTGGTCTTGAGGTAGAACTGCGCGGAAAACTCCGAGCCGATCTCGGTGCGGAGGGCTAGTTGCAACAGGTAGTGCGGTGCTTCCTGGATGCCTGGCGTGGTTGCGTCCACGTAGTCCCAGAAGGCAGTGAACTGGCCGGAGCCAGACATCAGCGTGGAGTATTGGCTGCGGAATTCGTCGGTTAGCGCTGTGGTGTCTGCAGCCTCGCGATTGGTGTTTAGCTCGTAGCTGATGCACTGCCCCAGCATTCGAGGCACCGTATTGGCGATCTTGACGGTGATAGGGATCTCGGTGACGATTGCGGCCAATGCAATGGCGCTATCCAGATCGCCCGCCAATGCAGCTGAAAAGGTGCTGTAGAGGCGGATGCCGCCTAGCTCGTCCACGTTGATGTACCACTTGCCGCCGCTTTGGACGGTGCCATCGACCCAGCCGGCAGAGGTGACGAAGGCAAGCGTTGCCCCGTTGGTGGAGTCGATCTCCACCTGATCGCCGGATACTAGGAAGCCGGTCTCGAAATCGAACGAGAAGCGGCGGCGGCTGGCGTTTACGTCGGCGGGGTTGACCAGCGACGCCTTGCTACCTTGCGCTCCCTTGCGCGTCAGGTAGACGTTGCCGTAGGTGCCGAGGTAGACGCTCATGACAGGGCGGCAGCGGTCAGTGCTCCTGTGGTTTGGAAGCTGATTTGGGCGGTGGTGATTTCGCCAACACTGGCGCCGATGCTGGCGCTGGTGATGTATGCCGCAAATGTGATGTCGTTGTAGTCCGCGCCGTCGGCGAGCCGTAGGGTCATGGTCACCGCGTCGGCGGTGGTGATGCCGGTCGCGCCAGCAGTGATGACCTTGGTGAGGAAGTTGCTGGCGTCGATGCTGCCGTCGTCTGCTTTGTAGTACAGCAGCGTGGCGCTGCCGCTAAAGGATTGGATGCCGGGGGTGTAGCTGCGCTGGGCGTCGCCGAGGGTCGTGGTTTCCAGGACTTCTACGTCAGCCTGAAACGACCACGAGGTGACCTTCGCCTGGGTGGTGCCCGCCAGCAAAAGGCTGCCGTCACGTCCTGTATAAACCTTTGCCATGACAGACCTCCCAGTTCAGTCTAGAGAACACCAACAAGCTTGATTTGCACGGAACTGATGCCGGGGCGGACGTTAGTGATCTGTGGAGGTCCGTCGTAGCGCCAGCTGTTGGCGGTGGCGGCATCGATGGCGTCGGTGTTGCCGCTCCAGCCGCTTAGTGCGGCGCGGGGGATGGTGAACGTCGTGTAACTGCCCTTGGTTTCGTCGTAGTGATCGAGAAACAGCTCGGCGTTGGGGTCGGTGATGTTGTCGTACTGCAGGTCCAGCGTCATGCCCGTGCGGCGGTTGCCGTACAGGATCCGGGACTCCGCGCCGGATTGGGACTTGAAGGTCTTGACCGGGTAATCGCCGGAGCTGTAGTTACGGCTGGTGGGGGTCAGCGTGGGATATGCCATGGTTTAGCCCTCTGTGATAAAGCTACCGGCACTCAGTAAATCCTGAGCGACGAGGCTGTTGTACGTGCTCGTGGTGGGGAATTCGGTGGCCAGCACTTCTACGAGGCCGTCGCTGTCGAGGGTGAGTTGCTCCACCATGTAGGTATTGCTCGAAACCGTTGGGGTGCTGACGGTGAAGATGGTGTTGAACAGCGTGGGCTGGACGGCTTTGCCGTTGGAGACCGTCAGCGTGGCGTTCTTCACTTCCTCGTTGGTGGAGGTGTAGTAGAGGATGTCGTAGTTGCCGTCGGCCAATGTGGTGGCTGAGGTGATGTCGCCGTCGGGGTCGATCACGCCGTTGTTGGCGGGTTGGTACGGGCTGGCTTCGGTCAGGACGCGGATGTAGTCGCCGGGGGCCAGGGAGATTCCGTAGGGAGTGGTCTTGAAGCGGACCGAGTGGGTGATCCGGCGGCGGAGGCTCATCATGTACCGCGCCACGAGGAAGGCGTGGTCGCGTGAGGTGCAGAACTGCGTCAAGTCAAATGACTCGATGGGGTGGCTGGTGCTGCCGGCCTCGGCCCAGCGGACGCTCAGCGTGACCTCCTCGGGCAGCTGGTTTTTCTGTTCCTTGCGGTAGCGGACGATGGCTTGGAAGTCTTTGCGCTCTTCGGTTTGCAGGTAGTCCACCGCAAAGCTGTCTTCGATGATGTTGCCGGAGGTGAAGAGGGCCTGGATCTGGATGGGGGTGTTGGTGATGGAGCCGCTGGTGTCGTGGGGGACGGCGGGCACCAGGCTGAACTTGCCGTTGGCGATCACGAACGAGCACAGGAAGAACGGGGCTGTGTCGGCGATGAACTGCCGCAGGTTGACCGGTGAGTCGATGGCGCCATCGAAGAACAGCTTGTTCTGCTCGAGGAAGGTGGCGGTGTTGGCGAAGTCGGCGGTGTTGATCAGCTCGGAGCTGATGACGCCACCGGCACCAGCCACCTTGTCGGTAAGCAGGTAGTACACGAGATCGGTCAGCTTGTTGCTGGGGCCGACGGTGTTGGCTTCGGAGGGCAGGAAGCGCTGGACCTCGATGCCGTTGGTGAGCCAGCAGCGCAGCTGATCGATGGAAGTGAAGTTGCGGCTGGCCTTTAGCGCCAAGCCGGCCAGCGACATCTGGGTGTACTGCGGGGGTGAGTCGTTGGCGGTGCTTTCGTTGACGTAGACGATCTCGTGCTCGGGGGCGCTTTCGTTGCTTTTGGTGAGCAGTGAGTTGTACAGGCTGAGGTCAGCGACGCCGCTGTTGTACTCAAAGAAGCGCTCGGCGGATCTTGTCGGTGGGATATTGACGGTCTGCAGGCCAAGCGTGCGCAGACGGATGCCTACATTGCTGCCGGACTTCCGGAACGGGTTGTTAGAGCTGACTGTTGTGGTTAGGTCAATCAGCTCACCTTTTGTCCATGTGCCTTCCGTGCCTGAAGGTACTACTTCGTAGGTAACGTCCCACGCTTTTGTTTGGCCGGGGAATACCTTTTGGTTGTCCTTGGGGCGCTCGGTAATGACACCGGACGCTTTGATTTCGACATCGTTGCCAATGTTTGATACACCAGAGATCACCTCTGACCTTCTAGTGCCAAGGGGGTAGGACTCTTGATCGCCCAAGATCTCGTACTCCCAGCCGGACTGGCGGCCGCGGAAGCCGATGTTGGCGCTGGTGGCCGTGACCTGCAGGCGCACGCCGCAAACCGTGAGGCCGTAGGGCTGGGCGCGGGGGTTGCCGGGTGAGACGGGGATCTGGGCGTTAAAGACTTGGGTGGTGTTAAAGCCGCCGGAGCTGGATACCACCTCGATCTTTTGGAAGGCCCACGCGCGGTAGCCAGGAAAATAGGGATGGGTCGGCGGGTATGTGTCTTTTACGATGCCGGTAAACCTGACGGTGATGGTGCGGCCGTCTCCGAGGTTGATGGTCCTTTCGTAAGTCTTGACCAGGCCGTACTGCGAGGCTTGGCCGAACATTTCGTAGAAGGTGGCGCCGGCGCGGCCTGTGGTTACACCGTCGGGCAGCCAGTCGTAAAAGGCAACTGCAGTGGCTGTGACGTTGCCATCTTCA